GGCCTCGACTGACCCGGAGGGTCAGGAGAGCCGAGCCGAGCCGCGAGGGGGGGCGAGAACGGCAAAACCCCCGCTAGGTTGCCCTAGCAGGGGTCGCGTATTACCTAATACGCTAGGCCGTTAGGCTTTCGCCTTCAGCGCCTTGCCCTCCGAAAGAGGCTTGCGGCAGACCGTGACGAGAGCATCCAACCCGTTCAGCAAGGCCAGCGCGGCCTTGTTGTCATGCTCGGACAGGATGACGAGCGCGGCGTCCACCATCGCCAGAACCTTAACCGGGTCAGGCAAGGCCGGAGCCTTATCCGCCTCGACCGCATCGATGGCCTCCGGGATGAAGTCCGCGATGTTCTGCTTCACGGACACCCGGACATAGGCTTGCATGGCCTTGCGGATGGCGGTCTGGCGCGGGTCGTATGCCTTAGCGGTCGCCTTGTCCGCCACCCAGAGGTCGAGGTCGGAACCGGTCGGCGTGTAGGACTCGGCCTCGCCGTCAGCGGCGAACTTCACCATGCGGGGCGCGGTTGTCCACGCGACCGCGAAGATGCGGCGAGCCTTGCCGTCGAAGTCCTGCCACGCCTCCGAGTCCGTGGTGGCCTTGATGGCGGCGACCGTCGGCGCGTCCGGGAAGTAGCCCGGAATGGCCTTGCGGAGCGCGTCGCGGGCGATAGCCGCACCGGACTGACCGGCGGCGACCTCGTTGAGATAGCCGAGGGTGATAGCGTAGTCGAGCATCGTAATCTCCTGTGCGCCGTAGCGCGTTGTTGTTGGTTACAGTAGATTGGACAGGCCGGGGCGGGATTAGTTCCGCATCCGCTAGACTTTTTTCGATGTATTTTCGCAACAGCGTATTACCTAATACGCCACACGGGGCGCGACCTCGAGCGCGGCACGCTAGGCTAGGCCGGATGCCGCCAGACGCGACCCCACCACTACCCAGCCCCCCGAAACAAAATCGGAGTCCCACAGTCTCACCTCTACACTAGGATCTGCACAAACCACCGCGTTCTTCCCAAGTTCCCTACATCATGTGTTAAGTTTTACCAGACTACCCCCACCCCCCTTGCTATAGAAACACCCCCCATTGCTTTTTTGGTTCCATGCCGTTTCACTTCATATATAGTGTGCGCACCTAGGGAACTTGGCCCCGTTACGCCATGCACGATGTGTTGATACCTGAGATAGAAGAGAACGTACCGCTCCCTGCCAACGCAGCAGATGCCTTGCCGGACCTCACTCCCGAAGCGGAAGTTGAGATGAGGGCGAGGACCATCCGGCTTGTCTCCGAACTGACGGGGATTCCGCTGCTTGCGAACGAGGAGGACATGGAGCAGGCGAAGGCTCTGGCCCGTGCCCAACTTGAAGACCCGCATACGCGGATCGACTACAGCAAGTACCCGAACGAAACGATCGCCATGCTGGCTGGGATGGCTGCGCGGTACAACCACATGATCGTGGATGACCTTGCGCAACTGAAACTCTACGTCATCAACAGGCTTTTTGAAGAGGCTGAGAAGGCTGACAACAGCAAGACCCGCATCGCAGCACTTGCGAAACTTGGTGAAGTAGACGGGATCGACGCCTTCAAGAAGCGTACCGAGATGACGGTGCAGATCAAGCCGATCGAAGAGGTCGAGAAGGAGTTGCTGACGGTGCTTGAGGGCATCGAATACAGGGTCGTGGGCGAGAAAAGTGTTGCAACTGACGCCTGAAAAGGTCCAAACGCTCAAAAATGCGCTGCCTTCCATGTCAGAGAAGGACAAACGACGTGTCGCTGACCTCCTGAAGCAGTATCAGACGCAGGTCACGCAGAAACTGGGCAAGGATTCCTTCCTCGACTTCATCCAGCACGTCTATCCGGGGTACAAAGTAGGCCCGCACCACCGGAAATTGGGCAAAATCTTTGAAGATATCGAGGCCGGACGCAAGAAAAGGGTGATCGTCAACATCGCTCCGCGTCATGGCAAGTCCGAGATGATCTCGTACCTCGCTCCGGCGTGGTTTTTAGGCAAAAATCCGCATAAAAAGGTCATCATGGCGTCCCACACCGCTGATCTTGCGGTGAACTTCGGTCGCCGGGTGCGTAACCTCGTCGGTTCGGAGTCTTATCGTGACATTTTCCCGCAAGTTGAACTCCAAGCAGACTCCAAAAGCGCTTCTCGTTGGGGTACTAATTTTAACGGAGAGTACTTTGCTATTGGCGTCGGCGGCGCTCTTGCTGGTCGCGGTGCCGACCTTTTTATTATTGATGATCCTCACTCTGAGCAAGACGCTAAACAGGGACGTGCGGACGTATTTGAGCCAGCGTGGGAGTGGTTCCAGTCAGGACCCGTCCAGCGACTGATGCCGGGTGGTTCGATCATCGTCGTGATGACCCGTTGGAGCAAATCCGACCTCACCGGCAAGATCGTGGACCACATGACCCGTGAAGACGGGGCTGATCAGTGGGAGGTCATCGAGTTTCCGGCCATTCTCAACGAGAAGCCGCTCTGGCCCGAGTTCTGGGGCATCGATGAGTTGCTCGCCAAGAAAGCCTCGATGGACGTGCGATACTGGCAGGCCCAGTACATGCAGCAGCCGACCTCTGAGGAGGGTGCCCTCATCAAGCGTGAGTGGTGGCGGGTGTGGGAGAAGGAGGACCCCCCTCCGTGCGAGCACATCATAATGACGCTCGACGCTGCACAAGAGAAGACCAACCGCTCGGACTACAACGCCCTCCTGACTTGGGGGGTGTTCTTCAACGAGGAGACCAAGAACTACAACATCATCCTCCTGAACGCGATCAAGGAGCGCCTTGAGTTCCCTGAACTGAAACAGCGGGTCTTGGAGGAGTACAAGGATTGGCAACCCGACACCTTCGTGGTCGAGAAGAAGTCGAACGGTGCAGCGCTCTATCAGGAGATGCGCCGGATGGGCGTCCCGGTGGCTGAGTTCACGCCGGGCAAGGGACAGGACAAGATCAGCCGAGTGAATGCTGTGTCAGATCTGTTCCACTCAGGTATAGTCTGGACACCGGATCGCCGTTGGGCTTGGGAGGTAGTTGAGGAATGCAACGATTTCCCCTCGGGTACCCACGACGACTTGGTTGACGCGACGACCCTCGCCCTGATCCGGTTCAGGCAAGGAGGGTTCATCCGATTGCCGAGCGACGAGCCGGAGCCAGTGAAATGGTTCAAGAGTCATAGACGTGAGGGTTACTACTGATGGCCATCGACAAGAGTCTCTACGAAGCGCCGATGGGGCTTGACGCCCTGTCTCCCGAGCCAGCCATCGACATCCAGATCGAGGACCCGGAGGCAGTGTCGATCGGCATCGACGGGGCCATAATCGAGTTGATGAAGGATGAGCCTCGGGCGGAGGACTTCGATGCGAATCTTGCCGAGTACATGAGCGAGGGTGAGTTGCAGGGCCTCGCCACCGAGTTGGGCGGGTTCTACGACCAAGACATCGCTTCGCGCAAGGAGTGGCTCGACACCTACGTGGATGGCCTCAAGATCCTCGGCATCAAGTACGAAGAGCGCACCGAGCCGTGGCCGCGTGCATGCGGGGTCAACCACCCCCTCCTGATGGAATCGGCGGTCAAGTTCCAGTCCGAGACCATCATGGAGACCTTCCCGGCGGCAGGCCCGGTCAAGGCCAAGATCATCGGCAAGGAGACCCCGGAGAAGAAGGACGCTGCGATCCGCGTTGCGGAGGACATGAACTATCAGTTGACCGAGAAGATGAAGGAGTACCGGCCTGAGCATGAGCGCCTGCTCCTCTCGCTGTCTCTCTCGGGCAACGCCTTCAAGAAAGTCTACTTCGACCCCTCGCTCAACCGCCAGACGGCGGTGTATATCCCGGCTGAGGACATCGTCGTGCCCTATGGGGCGTCGAGCCTTGAGGCGGCGGACCGGGTCACGCACCGGATGCGCAAGACGAAGAACGAACTGCGCAAACTCCAGTACAACGGGTTCTATCGGGACATCGACCTAGGCGATCCGGTCAAGATCCTCGATGAGGTGGAGAAGCAGAAGGCGCAGGACCAAGGCTTCTCAGCGACGATGGACGAGCGGTTCCTGCTTCTTGAGATGCACGTGAACCTCGACCTGCCGGGTTACCCGGATGTGGACAAGGACAACAACGAGACGGGGATCGCCCTTCCGTACGTGGTGACGATCGACAAGGGCACGAACACGATCCTCGCCATCCGGCGCAACTGGCGTGAAGACGATGAACTCAAGGAGAAGCGACAGCACTTCGTCCACTACGGGTACATCCCCGGCTTCGGCTTCTACTATTTCGGCCTCATCCATCTCATCGGTGGACACAGCAAGGCCGCTACTTCCATCCTTCGCCAACTTGTCGATGCAGGCACTCTCAGCAATCTTCCGGGTGGCCTCAAGTCACGCGGCCTGCGTATCAAGGGCGATGACACCCCGGTCTCCCCCGGAGAGTTCAGGGACGTAGATGTCCCGAGCGGGTCGATCCGCGATAACATCCTGCCGCTCCCGTACAAGGAGCCGAGCCAGACCCTCTCGATGCTGATGGACAAGATCGTGGAGGACGGTCGCAGGTTCGCTGCGGTGTCGGATCTCAAGATCTCGGACATGTCCGCGCAGGCCCCGGTCGGTACTACGCTCGCCGTGCTGGAGCGCGTCCTCAAGGTGATGACCGCCGTGCAGGCGCGTGTCTACTACGCCATGAAGCAGGAGTTCAAACTGCTTGCGGGCATCATCCGTGACAACACCCCGGATGAGTATTCGTACGAGCCGGAAGTGGGCGATCGGAAGGCCAAGAAGGCCGACTACGACAACGTGGATGTCATCCCGGTGTCGGACCCGAACGCGGCGACGATGTCGCAGAAGATCGTGCAGTACCAAGCGGTGCATCAACTCTCCTCGACCGCGCCGCAGATCTACAACCTGCCGTATCTCCACAGGCAGATGATCGAGACCCTCGGGGTCAAGAACGCCGACAAGATCGTGCCGCTGCCGGATGACGCCAAGCCGCGTGATCCGATCACCGAGAACATGGACGTGATGACGGGCAAGCCTGTGAAGGCGTTCATGTACCAAGACCATGAGGCGCACATCGCTGTCCACATGGCTCTCGCGCAGGACCCGAAGATCGCCCAGACGATCGGGCAGAACCCGATGGCGCAGCAGATCACGGCCTCGTTGCAGGCGCACATCATGGAGCATATGGCGTTCCAGTACCGCCGTGAGATCGAGAAGCAGTTGGGCGCTGCTCTGCCGCCCCTGCCGCAGGATGATCAGGAGGAGTACGACCTGCCGCCTGAGTTCGAGGCGCAACTCTCTCCGCTCGTCGCCGCCGCCGCAGCGCGTGTCTTGCAGAAGGATCAGGCCGAAGCGCAGGCCGCGCAGGCTCAGCAGCAGGCACAGGACCCGCTCGTCCAGATGCAGATGATGGACCTCCAGATCAAGGAGTTGGTGGCGCGGACCAAGGCCCAGCAGATGCAGATCGACGCGCAGATCAAGCAGGCTGAACAGCAGCGCAAGCAGCAGAAGGACTTGCTCGATGCAGCGGCCAAGGCTGATGAACTCGACCTTCGTAGGGCTGAGAACTCCGGTCGGCAGCAACTTCAGGCTGCGCAGATGGGCGTGGACATCCAGAAGCACAAGGCTGAACAGAGTCGCGAGGGTGTCCGCCTCGGTGTCGAGATCGGTAAGGCGAAGGAAGCCGCCGAGATCCAGCGCGAATCCGCCCGTCAGAGGGTGCAACAGCCGCCGAAAGGCGCAGGTGAAGAATGAACCACGACAACGCTCTTGACTACCTTGTATCGAAACTCGATGAGGAGACCGCGATCGTCGTCGCGCACCTGATCCAAGGCAAGTCGGACGAAGCCGAGTACAAACGTCTTTGCGGGAAGTTACAGGGTCTTGAACTCGCAAGGAACTACATCAAAGACCTAGCAAAACGGCTGGAGGCCGCAGATGAGTAATATCGACATCGAGAAGACGCAGGAAGAGGCCGCGAGGGCCAAACTCCTGCCTGACCCCAAGGGCTACCATATCCTCTGTGCAATCCCGCACGTGGAAGAGGAGTACGAGAGCGGCATCATCAAGGCTGAGGACACCAAGCGGGTCGAGGAGCAGACTACGGTCGTTCTTTTCGTCCTGAAAATGGGTGATCTCTGCTACAAGGATGAAAGCCGTTTCCCGACTGGGGCATGGTGCAAGGTAGGGGATTTTGTCCTCACTCGCCCGTACCAAGGTACCCGCGTGGTCATTCACGGACGTGAGTTCCGCATCATCACCGACGACAAGGTGGAAGCGGTGGTCGATGACCCCCGTGGCATCCGTCGCGCATAAGGAGCAGAGATGAACACTGAAGCAGAAGAGTTCAAGTTCCCTGACGAGCAGCCTGCTGACGCACCTGCTGAGAAGGTGGAGCCTGAGTTCGAGATCAAGATCGAGGACGATACCCCGCCACAGGACCGTGGCCGCGCCCCCATGCCCAAGGAGGTTGTGGAGGAGTTGGACAAGGACGACCTTGAGGAGTACTCGGATAAGGTCAAGAAGCGTCTCGGGCAGATGAAGAAGGTCTGGCACGACGAGCGCCGGGCCAAGGAAGCCGCATTCCGCGAGAAGGAGGAAGCCCTCCGGTTCGCTCAGATGCGTGAGCAGGAAATTCGCCAACTGAAACAACGACTTGGGAATGGCGAGAAGGCGTACATCCAAGAGGTGACGAAGGCGGCTAACACCGACCTCGCTGCCGCCAAGGAGCGCCTGAAGCAGGCTTATGACTCCGGCGATTCTGAAAAGATCACCGATGCGCAGGAAGCCCTGACCGACGCCAAGTTGAAGATCAAGCAGTACGAAAACTTCCGACCCTCTTTACAGGAAGAGGAAAGGAGTGTAGAAAATACACAACAGTACCAAGCGCCCCCGGCGCAGCCCGTTGCGGACCCAAAAGCCGAAGCGTGGCGTGCGAACAATCCGTGGTTCGGCGTGGACGAAGAGATGACCGCTCTCGCCTTGGGACTGCACGAAAAACTGGTCCGGTCCGGCGTCGATCCGCGTAGCGACGAGTACTACGACCGAGTTAACGCGACGATGAGGAAGCGATTCCCCGAAACTTTCGAGGAAGAGCAGACTCAAACGAGTGGGGCTGAAAGGCCTTCTCGCACAAAGCCAGCCAATGTAGTGGCTCCCGTTACGAGGTCTACGGCACCTCGCAAGATCACTTTGACGCCTACTCAAGTCGCTCTCGCCAAGAGATTTGGCCTGAGCAATGAACAGTATGCCCGTGAAGTCATGAAACTGGAGAACAACAATGGCTGATAACAGACTCGCCCGTGAACTCGAAAGTCGAGAGACCGCGCAGCGCACGAAGACTTGGACGCCCCCTCAGACCCTGCCGGACCCTGCTCCGCAGCCGGGGTGGGTGTTCCGATACATCCGGACCTCCTCGATGGGCACTGCTGACCCGTCGAACACGTCTGCAAAGTTGCGGGAAGGTTGGGAGCCTGTGAAGGCCGAAGATCATCCCGAGTTGATGCATATGTCCGACCCGAATTCCCGCTTCAAGGGGAACATCGAGATCGGCGGCTTGCTGTTGTGCAAGGCACCCGAAGAACTGATGAAGCAGCGTGATGCTTACTACGAGCGTCAGGCCAAATCTCAGACCGAGTCCGTGGACAACAGTTTCATGAAGTTGAACGACCCGAGAATGCCGCTCTTCAACGAGCGCCGCTCTACGACGTCGTTCGGCAAAGGCAAATAAATCCACCTCTTAGGAGTACCTAATGGCTTATCCCTCTGTCGATGCCCCCTACGGGCTTAAGCCGGTCAATCTGATCGGCGGGCAGGTGTTCGCTGGCAGTACTCGGATGTACCCCATCCAGTACGGCTTCGCCACGAACATCTTCAATGGTGATTTCGTCGTCCTGTCTCGCGGGTTTGTGACCCGTGCGGCGATCGGCGCGACCACCGCTTCCAACGCTGTCACTGGCGTGTTCGTCGGCTGTTCCTACACCAATCCGATCACCAAGCAGAAGCAGTTCTCGCAGTTCTGGCCCAGCGGTACGCAGGCTGGCGATGCGGTTGCTTACGTCGTGGATGATCCGGATACGGTGTTCAAGGCGGTTGTCTGCTCGGCTACGACGGTCCTCGCTTCGGGCGCGAAGGCGCTGGTCGGCACTAACCTGTCGGCTATCGACAACGCGGCTGTTGCGTCGAGCCTCAACACGGGCAACTCGGCCAACGCTGTCCTCGCTCCGGTTGCTACCCCGGTTTCGACCATCCTGCCGCTTCGCTGCGTCGGTGTGGTTGAGGATACCGCTTCGGTTGCCACGGGTACGGGTTCGTCCTCGGGCACGGCGATCACTCTGACTGGTTCGGGCCTCTCGGCTGCGATCCCGGTTGGTGCGAGCGTGTCGTACCTTGCGTCGAACGGCCAGATCATCGAGACCTCGTCCTTCGTGACTGCGGGCGCTTCGGCGGGTGCGACTTCGGTCACGCTCAACGCGGCGGTTGCGGTTCCGGGCGGTGTCACGGCGATCCCGGCGGCGTCCACCATCCTCTTCACTGTGTATCCGGAGATTCTGGTCAAGATGAACGTCCTGACCCACGGCTACTACAGCAGCGTCACGGCTTAAGGAGCAGTAGAAAATGGCTATTTCACGCGCACAACTGTTGAAGGAACTGCTGCCCGGTCTGAACGCTCTGTTCGGTCTGGAGTACAAGCAGTACGGCGAGGAGCATAAGGAGATCTACGAGACTGAGACCTCCGAGCGTTCCTTTGAAGAAGAGACCAAGTTGTCGGGCTTCTCGGCGGCTCCGGTCAAGCAGGAAGGTCAGGCGATTGCGTACGACAATGCGCAGGAGGCTTGGACTGCCCGCTACAACCATGAGACGATCGCTCTCGGCTTCTCCCTCACGGAAGAGGCTGTTGAGGACAACCTGTACGACTCGCTCAGCAAGCGCTACACCAAGGCTCTTGCCCGTGCAATGGCGTACACGAAGCAGGTCAAGGCGGCTTCCGTTCTGAACTACGGCTTTTCGGCCCTTCAGACTGGCGGTGACGGCGTTCCGCTGTTCTCGGCGGCGCATCCGCTCACCTCCGGCGGTACCAACAGCAACCGCCTCACGGCTGCTGACCTCAACGAGACCTCGCTTGAGGCTGCGGTCATCCAGATCGCAGGTTGGACCGACGAGCGTGGGCTTCTCATCGCTGCGAAGCCCCGCAAACTCATCGTCCCGCCGTCCTTGATGTTCGTCGCCAAGCGACTGCTCGACACGGAACTCCGTGTTGGTACGACCGACAACGACATCAACGCGCTGAAGGCGATGGGTTCGATCCCCGGTGGCTACACGGTGAACCACTTCCTGACCGATACGAACGCTTGGTTCCTCACGACCGACGTTCCGAACGGCATGAAGCACTTCGTCCGTACGCCGCTGGCGAACTCGATGGACGGCGATTTCGACACGGGCAACGTGCGGTACAAGAGCCGCGAGCGTTACTCGTTCGGATGGTCCGATCCGCTCGGCATGTTCGCTTCGCCGGGTTCGGCCTGATGATCCGGGGG